GGTTGGTCCATCGATGCCGTCTAAATTCACGTAGACTTCTCCAACAAAATTATTGAAACCTTGAACATTCACGATATTGTCGACGATGATTTGTCCGGTTTGACTATCATAATGTTGAATACGGCCTTCAAAACTATTTACCAGCGGATTTAATACATCATTTACTATTACTGAATTTCCGGGTATATACGCCAATTGAGTCGTTATTGTAAAGGCTATTTGCGAAGGTAATGGACTGTTCAAAACAATTGGACTCACAGACGACGATAAATATTTGTCTCCGGGCAAACCAACCGGTCCAATTGTTCCAGTGGGTCCAGTGGCTCCCGTCGCTCCAGTATTTCCCGTTGGTCCAGTATTTCCTGTTGGTCCAGTGTGCCCAGTAGCTCCAGTATTACCTGTTGGTCCAGTATTTCCGGTTGGTCCACTAGGACCCGTCGCTCCAGTGTTGCCAGTGGGGCCTGTATTGCCAGTAGGCCCTGTATTTCCCGTAGGTCCAGTATTTCCAGTCGAACCAGTTGGCCCTGTATTACCAGTTGGTCCTGTGTTTCCGGTGGGTCCTGTATTACCAGTTGAACCGGTATTGCCAGTTGGTCCTGTGTTTCCAGTTGGACCGGTGTATCCGGTTGGTCCAGTATTTCCCGTTGGACCAGTATTTCCGGTTGGTCCAGTGGGTCCGGTATTTCCAGTGAGTCCAGTATTTCCAGTGGGTCCAGTATTTCCCGATGGTCCTGTATTACCACTGGGTCCAGTGGGTCCGGTATTACCGGTAGGTCCGGTATTACCACTGGGTCCAGTTCCTAAAGCACCAGTAGGTCCTGTATTACCAGTGGAACCAGTGTTAGAGGCTGTTCCGGGGAGTCCAGTAGGTCCAGTGTAGCCAGTGCCACCGAATTCTCCAGTATGACCGGTTTGACCCATAGGTCCAGTAGGTCCAGTCTCTCCTTCATATTTGGTGATATATGCGGGTGTATCTTCATTTAAATTGGTTATTGTAGGCGTGCAACCTTTGGTATAATTATTGTAGCAAGGATTTATTCTATTACTGTTGTTATTGTTATTATTACCACAATCAGTTTTTTTCAATACAATATTACGTTTTCTTGCTGTTGCATCTCCTGACGATGACATATATTTATATAATATGAAGTTATAATATATAAATACATGAAAATTACAAGTCATACATAATTGTTAATTTCAAACAAAATGAATAATCGGAATGGTTCATATTCAATATCCTTCCTTGGTCATCAAATATGGTCACGTGAAGTCTTTGTATGTCAACCGGTCCAAAATAGACTCTGGGCTCGGTAATAATTCTGTAATCGTCATTAATAATCACATTTTCTTTACCTCTTCCATCTATCGAAATTCTCGCTAAAATATTTGGCTTCAGACCATCCTTTTCAAAAGCAGTGGTAAAAGTAGTATTTACACTATTTTGGAAATCATCTACGGCTAGATATATGTATTTTATTGTGTTTGGTTCTATTGGCTTTTCTCCTACATAACTAGTATATCCCAAGTAATTGTCTTTGACAAATCCCAAATTCCAACCAAACTTTGTAGCTATATATTTTGAATCCATATTTCCATCTATATCGGTCGCAAAATCTAACCGGATTTCCTCAATTTGGGATACAATATTGGTATAAGATGAATTCACTTTCAATGATACTTTGTTTGACCCACTACCGTCTTCACTGTTCAATAACTCAAACACCAAATATGAAAAAATATCATTGACATTTTTCAGAGAACCATTATCGAATTTCGGTGCCACAATCGAATTTATTTTTTCGATTAATCCACACGCGGTATAGTTTCCGTCTGGAACAACAAACACCCGTTTTGTCTCTACTCCTTTCCCATCATTTTGGAAAAAAATACTCATATGGAAATAATTATTACAATATTGACTTGAAATACTATAAAAATCCGTCGGGATTTCCATTCCAGTAAGTTGTAGCTCAACCACTTTGTTAATTCTCGTGGGTAATCTTACAGAAAAATCACTACTTGATGTCGCATAATAATTGTCTCTAAATCTCGTATCGACAGTAATATATTTACAAACAGACCGCTTTCGCAACGGATTCATCATACCTTCGAAATATTCCGAATTTTGTGTGTAAACATAGTTTGTAACGGGCCGCTCAATAATATTAGGAGCACGCGAAGTTGGCAATTCGGCCGATATTGGTTGTTGGATTTCATCTAATATGGCATTCGTAGGAACGGTCGTCGGATTTTTCACTTGGCGATTATTCTTCAGCGTCTGACTTACAGTTTCTAAAAATTCAATAAAATCCCTTTTGAAGTGTTTTTGAACGTGACCTGACTGAAGCATTTTTTCGCGTATCTCATACACACGATTTTCAATAGCATCGTGATTATATTTCTTGTCCTTGAATCCTAGAAAATTTTCTAAATCAGTAATGCTATAATTATCTATATTCAAATCGATTTCAGCCATTTTTATATTATCAAGAGGTTTATTTTACACAAAACGTGCGATTTCAAAAACTATATATTATCATCTTATTAGCAAACATAAACATATGGAAAATGAAATGAAAATAATACCAACGTTTGAAATTCAGTGTTCGCAATACATACGACATATTTAAAAAAGAAAGCATACCACCTAAATTTAAATACACAATCGTTCGCCAATATGGCGGCAATGTTTTATATCCATGAACAAAAAAACCCATACTAGTGAAACTCCAAACAAATATGTTCATTTTATGCTTGAATATATCGTCCGGATCTATCCAATATGAAGTTGTCGCCAAAGCATTTACAAGATCCATTCTATATAATTCATTTCTTCTTAAATAACCATAAAATGAAGAACAAAAATAAGAACTTGAAGAAAGTATCAAAAGAAGATTGGGATTGTAAAACATATGAACTAATATTTATTGTTTGAGTATATTTATATGTTTTAACGGCGAGAATATCTTTCGCTATATATATATTATGTCATTAGCAACTTTAAAAAAGAAATCTCAAACAAAATATCGTAATATGAGTGTTGGTTCTACTCAAGGAGGTTTCTCATTGAATGGTTCTAGAAGAAATCACGGATACATCGGACAAACATCTTTAGATAGACATATCATTGGAACTACTATGAAAGGTGATGTCCCTCAAGGAAATGGCGGATGTTGTGGCGAATACTACGCTAAAATGGTTCAACCTAGCTCCATACATAACCTAAATAATACGGCCACTGTGAAATCATCCGTTTTATCCAACAAAGGATTCATTAGAACACATTATCGTTGGATTTGGCGTCCTCAACCTTTCAGTGTTTTCAAAAATGACGTAACTATGAACAACGGTAATCAAAGTGATTATATCCATAAAATCTCCAACAAAACTATCAAAGACCTCGACCAATGTAATGTTATTGAAGCTAAACCTTCCTCTAATAATTCGTGTTTGAAATCCGAAAAGAAACCTGTGTGTGTCATCACACAAGATATTATTCAAACCGGCGTTGTTGCCGACTCCCAAGGTAGTTATGTGTCCAAATTAAAAGGCTGCGAAATTAATGATAAGGTTTTCCCTAAAGGAACTTGTGGAACACCCATCGTGTAACTTCAAAAAATTGAATTGTTTTTTCTTAAAAATATCATTATTATTATTTATAAGAAAAATGGATAACAACACTAAACAAACCGACCTCGAAAAAGAATATTTAGAATCACTCGATGAAAAACAACTACAAGCCTACAATATCGCCAAAAATCATTTAGGAGAATCATATTCCTTAGTGAAAAGCAATGGATTTTTGGAATTCTTGAAACAACGGAAAGAAACTCAAACAAAATAATTTAACTCATATTCAACATCTTCTTGAAATCACTAAACTTCAGCTTCTCTAAAATAGGACTCTTGAAACTTCCTAAACCCTTCGTTTTTGGAACTGTTTGTATCACCGACATATTATGGATTTTACCTAAAGATATAAACTTATTCATCATCTTCTCCGGCTCATTCTCTTTCGATTCTTCTTTGTCTTCCTTTGATTTATCATTAGCTTGTTTGGTCTCTGTGTTCTTTGGCTTCAATTTAGCAAAAACAGGATTCGATGACCTAAATTGTTTTGTATCCTCTTTTTTTGCGACCACTTCTTCCTTATAATGTATTGTCTTTATCGGTAATGTTCGGTCCTCCATTATGCGTTCATCCAAGAAAAAATCCAAACACCTAAACATTTCTACATACTTCATAGCACAACCATTCAACACATCATACGGTATAACATTTTCATCCGAATAATACGCGAACCCCAACTTATACGCATCAAAATACATTATTATATTACCTCTTGGGGTCGATTCAATCAACATACGCTTTTTCCATTCTTTCTCCAATCTATTTTCTTGCTGCATGATTTCATCATATTCTCCTTTAATGTAAAACGTCTTATCAATATTTGAATTGAAATTAACCTCGTTATTATCAATCACTTTATTAAATCTCTTTTTACGTTTTTCCGAATATTCACTATCACGGTCCTTTATAGTCAACTGTTTTTTCGGTTTTATATCAAACACATAATTATATGCCAAGTAAAAAATGCGTAATAGCACTATTTTCAAGTAATACAAATAGTATATAAGGGGCTTCATTTTTAGTTGTATTATATTTGTTTCAATGTTTATATTCTTTTACTCTTTTTTCTCAATTTGTGTTTTTCTATATTCAAACAAATCCTTGATTTCTTTATCCAAATTAGGAACTTCCAACAACTCATACGTTTTGTGGAAATTATCTGGATGTAAACACACCAAATACAACTCGTCGACCGTCTTTCCGTATTTTTCTTGTAATATCGTCTTATACATATTCAATTGTAGTGAATAATGCCAAAACTTAGCATCCGGTAAATGCTCTATACATTTGGTCTTCGCCATTTTTCCATAATCATTTTCATAATCAATCGACTTACAACGCTTCCAATCGTATATCGCTAAATTCCCATTGGGTTTCTCAAACACCATATCTATTGAACCCGATATTTTGATATCTTCGTGGAATACTATCCACTCCGTTCTATATGGCTTCAAATGACTATGGTCCTTCTGGAATCGCGTGAAATACTCGTATTCTAAACTGTCATTCTCCACTGTCCAACCATTGTAGAAACACTCAATATCATAATGCATTTTAGTGCCCTTTCCGGATGCCTCTTGGCCATTTTTTCGCCACATTTCCTTGATTTCTTCACGAGTCATTTTATAGTATTTATTTTCGGGGTCTTCCAATTTACCTCGCTCAATCATCCCATCTATAACCTTGTCAGGGTCGAAATGCGAAAACTGTTGATGTATCCAAGTAGTAGTCGATGTATAGTCTTGTTTACCATACACAGTATATATGTGTGGACCTTCATCGAATGTTATATCAGCATCTCTCGGGTGAGGGTTTTTTTCGGCCAATTCAGTGGGGACTTTCTTTTCTTCCATCATATAGATTATTGTATAGTGTTTCCATTTTATGTATTTTATACATCAATTTTCTAATTATATGAAGTTAGGTTCTCAACAGGTTCTCAAATCGTCTAAAATAATTTGTATGAAAAAATAGATTCAAAAAGTTCTTAAATATTTTCTGTGGATTTCTTTGAAGGAAATTATTTTGGAGGATTTGAGAACCCTTCGAGAACCTTCCGATATTTTGTCTTATTTATCCATTTGGTGGTTTTACAACCCTGTTGTTATGATATTTACAACTTACATATAAAACACATAAAGAATACATATAGTAATATGACATATGCCAAAAACAGATTATTCAAACACTGTAATTTATGAAATCAAATGTAAGGACCCACGTGTAAAGTATTCTGAGATTGGTGCCACGACAAATTTAAAATTTGTTCGTCATAGGTTTCGTCACTTAAAAATGGAAAAAAATAATCCAGAGTTTTTTAAGCAAATAACTACAAATGGTGGAACTGACAACTGGGAAATAATTATACTAGAGGAATATGGGTTATGTTCATCAAAAAATGAATCAAATGAAAGAGTGAAAGAGTGGAAACAGCGTAAATTAGGATTATCTCAATCTCTTCAAGCTAAAGCTGCTGATAATTCAAAACCTACTTGTGAAATACTTGAAAGAATAACTAAAGTATTATCGATTGACCCTTTAGCTTGTAAATATTGTAATGTCTCTTTTGTAAATAAATCATCTCTGAAACGACATATGCCACGCTGTAAGGTTCTTAAACAACTTAAAGATACAGCAAATAGAGTGTATAAAGAAGCTAAAATCGCATATAAAGAAGCAAAAAAGAACAAAGCTAAAATAAATGAGGAATATAATCAAATTCATGATTGCTCCTAAAAGTATCATTGTTTTACCTTTTCATACAATTTGTAAAATCATATTGTATGAAAAAATAGATTCAAAAAGTTCCTAAATGTTTTCTATGGATTTCTTTGAAGGAATTTATTTTGGAGGGTCCGAGAACCTTCCACTTTTTTCCTAAATATTCTGTATCATAGAAATTACAAAATCTAAGATTCTTATTTTGATTCTTATTTTTTTTATACAAAATTTTTTTAAAAGTCGTCTCTCTCTCTCTCCAAAAAAATGAACCAAAACGATGGATTTTAGTCATTTGAAAGTGTATTGAAGCGATTTTGAAAGATTTAGCCAAAAAAATATTAAAGAAATATATAATAATATATTATATGCCAAAAACAGACTATTCTAACACCATAATTTATGAAATTAAATGTAAAGACCCACTGGTAAAATATTCTGAGATTGGTGCCACGACAAATTTAAGTATTTTACGACACAGATTTTTTAAACTTAAACTGGAAACAAAATTTCCAAAGTTAAATCAACAAATAACTGCAAATGGTGGAATTGACAACTGGGAAATTGTCGATTTGGAGTCATTTGATTCTTGTTCATCAAAAAATGACTCGAATAAACGGGTGAAAGAATGGATAAAGTATAGAATGAATTTATCCAAATGTGAACCAAACGTTATCCAAATGAACCAAAATCGAACCAACGAAAATATCAATTCCACTCGTAAAATTCAAAATGTTATCCAATGTTTATTTTGTGATTGTAGTTACAGCACGAAGGGCAACTATGACAAACATTTACTGACAGCAAAACACAAAAAAGCCGTAAAATCCTCGAAAAAAATGGATAAAATGGATAAAAATGGAAAAATTTTGAAAGATTTACCCGATAATCCATTATCTTGTGAATATTGTGAAGTGAGTTTTGCAAACAATTCTTCATTAAAACGCCATAAATTTCGTTGTAAAGTGTTTAAGAAACAACGAGATGAGGCAAATGAGAAATATGAAGAAGCAAAGAGGCTGAAAGAACAGTTTGATAACATCTGTAATACAAAGACTACGTCAAAACGATTGGCAAATACAGTAACAAATATGAATAACTCTAACAACACTGTAAATAATATTGTAAATAATAATACAATAATAAATAATAACAACGTGAATGTATCATATAGAGTTCAGTTAGGTAGTGAGCCAATCGCGAATTTATTGACAGATAAGGATAAGAAACAAGTGTTGAGTAAAATACACGGAAGTTTACTGTATTATGTTCACAAAGTCCATTTCTCTGGACAATACCCAGAGTATTTGAATGTAGCGTTAACAAATTTGCGTAGTAAATATGCTCATAAATATAGTGAAATAGAAGAGAAGTTTATTACAGAATTGGCAGATAAAGTATTCACAGAAATGATAGATACACGATTCAGTGAAATATGCGATTTTTATGATGAAAGCAAGACGAAATTGAATGCTAAGATGGAGAGTAGATTAAATAACTACATAGAGGGTATGAAAAACAATCCCGAAAAGTATAAAAAGACTATGGATGATGTGATGTTGTTGGCGTATAATAATAGGGATAAAATAAAGATGGATAATTGTGTAAATATGCCGGAACCTTTACAAATACAAAACGAAGAAGAGCAAGAATAAACCTCGGAATAATATTTTCTGAAAAATGCTTAAAGATTCATACATATATTATTGTATATTACGATTAGTAGTAGATAGTTTCTCATATTTGAAAGCACAATGTATCAAGAAGAATATTTGCCAGACGACGCTTCAATTCAAGACGATTATGTTTCTGATGTTAGTTCAGATGAAACATCTTCGGAAGTTGACACAGTAATAAACGAGCGTCGTCGTATTCATAGGGAATACAAGAGATTGGACAAACATTATTATTGTATGTATGAAATCCATCGTGGTAAGAAGTGTAAAATCGAATCTTATTCTAGTCCAGTAGTTAGTGGAGGTTATATTCGACACGCTACAAGTGGTCTCCCTATGGACCATCGTTGTGGAACTAAATATGACGACTTGTATTTTACTGTAGTAGATACAACAGCACCATACAACGAAGAATATTTAGAGCCAAGGAAGTTGTATTACAACACACCAGAAGAGTTTGAGCGTCATCGTTTAGTGACTTTACCTCAAGAGACTAAACAGGCGTGGCACGAGAAAAATATGATTGCCAAAGCTAGATTAATGTAAAAACATATAAAAAGTGATTTTGATATATAATAAATGATAATGCTATTATATATTGTGTTTGTTTTGTTGTTTAGTTGTGATGGATTTCGCACAGTATATATTAACAATCAAATAAACATATTTATGAATAATAAAACCATATTACACACCGAAAGAAGTATAAATAATGTTGCTGGCACTGGTCCACCAAGAAATGAACCATCCAATGAAGAAATGGTATTTTATTTCAACGCATACAGATGTATAAAAAATCTGGAAATGCTTCGTGATACTTGTAAAGAAAATATCATTATAGAAAAAAACATCTGTAATATTTCAATGAAATCTGGTGGTCTTTATGATGACTATGACTTTCCGGAATTTTAAGTATATTTATATCTAGCTTATTTATATAAATATATAATTGAATAATGCCAATGAATGGAGAAAACAAAACACTATTTCACGGGATGAATGGAATACCATATTTTACATATATTATGTTGGGCGTCACCACTGCGGTTTTATCTGTTGTTACCTTGTTGGATAGTGATGACGTCAGTAAATTCACTGAATCCGGTGCTGAATCACCTACTCAAGAAGAAGCTCCACAAGAAGAGGCCCCGCAAGAAGAAGCCCCACAGGAAGAACCACCTCAAGAAGAAGCTCCACAAGAAGAACCACCTCAAGAAGAAGCTCCACAAGAAGAGGCTCCACAAGAAGAGGCCCCACAGGAAGAACCACCTCAAGAAGAAGCACCACAGGAAGAACAACAGCCAACAACTGGTGGTAAGAAACACAAGAAGCATCGAACACCTTCAAGGAAGAGTGCTCAAAAACATAAATCACGCAGGCGTCGTGTCTAATTTCGCAAGGCATTGTTCGAAAAAGTAATTGACTTGTTCAGTATCGGCACCGACTACACTGAAATCAGGAATGATATTCATGTTTCCTTTTGCGTAAGCTAATATTGTAGGAACTCCGTTGACCATTTTCTTGGATTTTAGCGTGGCATATAAATCGAAACATTCATCATCGTCGATATCAATCAAAACACATTGTGTTTTCTCTTCGGGTAATTTAGCAAACCATTGATAGACCAATCCTTCGATTTTTTTACAAGGTCCACACCATTCAGCACCAAACTTTAGAATGACTAATCCATTATTATTTTGTAAGAGATTAGCTAAACCTTGTTTCGATAATGAGTGAAGGGTTTTATCGGGAAGTTTAATATGACTAGATTCCATTTGTATGACTGGCTCTCTATATACATCTGTAAAGGCCATCTTTCTAAACATTTTATTTTATTATTTATTTATATTTTATTCGATAAGCTTTTTATAGGTTTAAACGCACATTATATATTCAAATTAAATATATAATGTCGTCAGGTTCTCACAATTTGAACATACAAATGTATTCATTTAAGGAAGTTTTGGAGTTGTTTAATTTGTCATACAATATATCTTTGGAAGAATTGAAGCGTGCTAAAATGATGGTTCTCAAGATGCATCCTGATAAATCCCGACTTCCTCCGGATTATTTTTTGTTTTATAAGAAGGCATATGAAATAGTGTATCAATATTATAATGACCAAGTGAAGACATCTCATCAAGTTCCTCATTCAAACATTGATTATACACCGATGAATCAAGGTGAAAACACGAATCAAATCGCAGAGTCTATACAAAAGGCTTCTGAAAAATCGGACTTTCAAACCAAATTCAATTCTATGTTTGAGAAAAACATGGCAAAGCAAATAGATGAGTCTAAAAACGACTGGTTTCGTAATAATGATCCGTTGTATGATTATGGTGAAGTGAAAACCAAGGATCATATGTCGAGAACTTTAGAAAGCATCAAAGAGAAAAACTCGGCGTTAATCAAACACAATCAAATTCAAAATATGGTATCTTCAAGTAATGGCTCTCAATTATATGAAGAAGAAGACTCAAACACTTATGTATCGTGTGACCCCTTTGGAAAACTCAAATTCGATGATTTACGGAAAGTTCACAAAGATGAAACCGTATTTGCTGTGTCTGAACGGGATTATGATAAAGTCCAGAAATTTAGAAATGTGGATGAATATAATCGAAGCCGGTCGTCGCAAATTCTAACACCGCTAGAGAAGGCTTCTGCGGAAATGCAGTTGAAAATTGAACAAGACGCATACAGAGAAAGAATGCTTGCGAAACAACATCAAGCCCATTTAGAAACCTTACAATATGCCGAAAAGAATAAGAACGTAATGGCGACATTTTTGAGACTTCAAAACTAATATCAATGTTTTCGGGTTTTATTCTTCTTTGTTTTTCGTGTTTGATTTCTACGCCGTTTAGTCTTACACTTACCTCCAAAATATTTTGCTCCTTCTATTTGTTTTTGATCATCTCGTTCAGTCTGAATCTTTTCATCATCAATTGTTCCGTCAAATCCTCGAATATTTCTTAATATTTCGGATGGTAAAAATCTACCTTGCGTTTTTTTTTCATTTAATGCTTTTAAACCTTCTATTTGATTTCGTATAGTGCGTTTATCTTGAGAACGTTTTATTTGTTCAGTATCTAAAGGTCTTGATAACTCCCTTCTTCCAAATCTACTAATATTGTCTAATATTTCTGATGGAAGTAATGTACTTTTATTTTCGCCATAGTTTGCTTTTTTAGAATTCAAAACACGGGCGTTTGCATCATTACGTTCCTTTATTTTGTCTGACATCCAATTTCTTGCTTCTTGATTTATTATATTATCTAATGGTATTTGGTTGTGTATATTAACAGCGGTCATATCAGCACCTTTTTCGATTAACAATTCAGCTACACCAACTTGATCCTTTTGAGTAATATAATAACAATTTATATGAAGAGGTGTATCATTTTCATTAGTTCTAGCGTTCACATCAGCACCATACTCTAACAAAGCTTTTATTATATATTGTGTTCCTCTATGTATTCTTCTACAATGTACGTGAAGAGGTGTATATCCAAATCGATCCTTGGCGGTGACATCAGCACCTTGTTCTAGAAGAATTTTAGCATATTGACCAAATTTTTGTACTTTCTTAATGTCAACCCTAATTTTACTTTGAAAACCGTCTTGAAACAAGTGATGAAGTGGTGTCATACCTAAATAACCACTATTATTTACGTTAGCACCTTTCGCCAAAAGAAGTTTGATTATTTTTATCTGACCATTCATACAAGCATAGTTTAGAGGTGTATTACCCGAATCATCTTTTTCGTATACAACTGTCTCATCCTTATCCAAAATGATTTTAACTATATCAATACAGCCTTCATATGAAGCATTATGTATAGCACTCTTGTCACTACCAATTCTTCTACAATAAGCCTCAAGACGTCCATCATCATCATCCGTGTCATAATCAAAATCACTATCATCACCACCATTTATTTTCCTAAATTTCCTAGATTTGTTTGTATTTCTAACGTATTTCTTTGATTTCATATATGTTATATGGATATAAAATCAAATTATTTTTGGGTTTTATTCTTCTTTGTTTTTCGTGTTTGATTTCTACGCCGTTTAGTTTTACACTTACCACCGACCTTATACTTTTTGATATCTTCTTCAATTTGTTCGAATGATTCATTATGTGATTTACCGTCGTTAATATAACGAATATATCTGTTAATTTCTGTAGGAAATATTCTGGAGCGACTAAATGAATAGCTTTCAAGATTTTTAACAAAGTCTTCCATATATTTTCTACATTCGCGAGGGTCAATAAAATCAAATGGTTTCTTACCAAACGAATTTGTCAACTTGTGGTCTGCGTCGTTAATCAATAACATTTTAGCTGTCTCCAATTTTTTTTTGGCAGTTAAAAAAACGGTATGACAAGCATAATGAAGAGGCGTATAATCATCTTTAGCTCTCTCATTAACATCAGCACCATACTTCAAAAGAAGCATTGCTAACTCTGTTTCACCTTTTTCGCACACACGATGTAAAGTATTATACCCATACATATCTGTTGCATGTATGTTAGCTCCTTTTTCTATAAGCAGTTTGAAAGGAATGTCGCCTCCATCACGGTCTACTTCACTACTTAAAATCAGAGGTGTCCTTTCTTTATTATCTAATGCTTCAATATCAGCACCTTTTTCTAAAAGAATTCCAACTACCTTATCGACGTCTTTTTCACACGCAATATGTAGAGGTGTATATCCACTATTATTCTTTGCTTCCATATCAGCACCGTTCTCTAAAAGAACTTTAACAATATCGTGGTAGCGATTTATACACGCAACATGTAAGGGAGTGTCGTTATTTTCATTTTTTGATTCTAACAACATTTTTATTTTACCTGAATTTTCTTTAAACATTTTTTTGATTTTTTGGAGACTATCGCCATGTTCACACGCATAGAATAGGTTTTTTTTCAGTTCTTCATCATTTCCGCCTTTCCATAATTTTCTTCTAAATTTCTTGGATTTATTCTTGTGTTTTTTGATGAGTTTCTTTGATTTACGTTTTCCACCAAATGTTAAACCAGCTGATTCAACCTGTTTGTATTCTTCATTGGCTTTTGGTTCAGATACTGGATACATTCTATATATTGGAAGTTCTATCTTTTTAGGCAATTCTTTTTTTTTTCTTTCTTCTATGGATTTTAAATCTTCATTTCTTTTATCTTGACTTGATTTTCTTTCTTCTTCACTAAATTGTTCTTCTTCTTTTGTATTTAAATAATAATACGAGCCGTGTGGTGGAGGTGTTGGTGAAGAGCCTTGTTCCATATTATGTAATTTATATTCGTGATTTTTATCCAAAATCTGTCCGCGTTCCGCCCAATTTAATTCATTATCATGATTAGACATATATATAATAAGAACAAAAAGTTAATAAGGATATTTAGGAAGGTTCTCAACAGGTTCTCAAACACATCGAAATATTTTGTGTATAAGAATTCACAGAATATTTTCATTAAGATTTTTTATTCTATTTTTTCATACAAATAAATTTTAGGGATTTGAGAACCTATTGAGAACCTCGTTGAATCTATTTTATCAGTATTTTATATATGTCTGAAAAGTTTGATATTGAACGCGAAAATAAAAAAATTATAGATTATGTAGAAGGAAGAATCGAAAACATTATAAGACGGTATCAGAATAGTGAAAAGGAAAAACGTCCACAAGATATCGAGAATTTTGAAAAGACATATGGAAAGTTTTGTTTAAGAGATGGAATAAATAAAGATGATTTAAAAAGATATTTGAATTTAACGGATAAAACGAAAGAGCTATTATGTCAAGAAATGGCCGAAAAAATAAACACATCATTAAAAGAAGAGAATCGTATACCTATAAAACCCAAAAAAGGAGGTAGAACAAGAAAAAGACCATCGAAAAAATGGAAATCGAGGAGAAATACTAGAAAGAAGAGAACTAAACAAAAAGGTGGAGTTGAACCAGAGAGAATTTACCAGAGAAAATTGGAAATTCAACTTTTTGAACTAGCAGTGAATATGAACCAAAACGGATACCAGATATATGACCCCTCAAAACAAACATCAAAGGCTTTATCCATATTGGATAAAGGTATTAATATAAATGCAATACACGATAGAGATGAAATGTATAATATAATGGATGAAAAAAAAATCACAAGTCGTGATGAGGAGGATAACTTTGATAATGATATATGGATTCATAGTTTTACAGCTCTACATTATGCCTGTTACTATGATGAAATTAATATGGTCGATCTTCTAATAGGTGAGGGTGCTAATATTCATATTATGGATAAAGATGGAAAAACACCATTGCATATAGCTTGTGAACAAGGTAATATAAATATAATCAAAAGATTATTAGAATATGGTGCGAATATAAATTTTGGCACTGATCTATCTGAAGGTGTTCAAGAAACGAACCTTGGATATCACTATGAATTATATGAGACTCCTCTACATACAGCTATATCATCTTCTGATAACATTAATAATAAAATGGAAGTAGTTACAACTCTTGTGGATAGAGGTGCTGATATTAATGCGTTAGATTCAGATCGAAGAACACCTCTTCAATTCGCAGTATATTTAAATAGAGACTCAGTTGTTTTATATTTAATTGAGAAAGGTGCTGATGTGAATACTAGTAATAATTATGGAGATACACCTTTGCACGATACAATATATAACAGAAATGCTAATTTAGCCATAGCATTAATAGATAATGGTGCTGATTATGATGCTAAAAATAATGAAGGAAAAACAGCTATACAAGGGTATGATTTGATAAGAGATGAAGGGGATGTTGCTGATAGGGCAGAATTCTTAGAATGGAGACAAGGAATTATAAATCATATTCGTAATCTTCCAAAGTCACAGAAACGACGTACTATGCTTAGTTTGGGAAACAGAGACCCTAATTCGGATCTGTCAAAATTGCCGAAGGACATTATCACTGAAATAAATAAACTTGTAATAGGTGGTAAATTAAAAAATAAAAAAACACGTAAGAAACGCAATAAGAAATAATTTCAAGTTCTCAAACACGTCGAAATATTTTGTGTATAAGAATTCACAAAATATTTTCATTAAGATTTTTTATTGTATTTTTTCA